CGCACCATCGCGCGCCAGGGCGTGACGTACTTCGTCCTGCCGAACGGGAACAAGGGGCTACTGCCGGGCGTGTACATGAAGCGCAAGTTCGCCCACGGCACGGCGATCCGGCCGGTGTTCATCTTCGTGCAGCAGGTCCAGTACCAGAAGCGCCTGCGCTTCCACGAGGTCGGCCAGGCCACGGTCGACGCGCGCTTCCCGGTCCACTGGGAGACCGAGTTCAACCGGCCGCGCCCGGGTGGATCCAGCAGCTGATGACAGGGGCCGCCCCCTCCCCCCGGGGGGTTAGGTTCTTCCCGGGGTAGGGCTAGCAAGGGTAATTCAGGCCCCGTCATCGCACTAGCGGAACAAAAAAACATTTCCTGACAATTGACCTGACAACGAATCGACATGACGCAAAACCTGACAACCATCGCCGAGTGGGCCAAGCTGGTGGGCATCTCGCGCCAGTCCGCGTACGACGCGGTGACCAGGTGCGGGATCCCGGTCACCGACAAAAAGGTCGACCCCGACTACGCGACACACCTGTACCAGAAGAACACCCGCCCGCGCGCGAACGCCCAGCGACCTGCCCCCATGGCAAATGAGGCGCCTGCCAGCACCCCGGCGGGTGCGGGAGGTGTGGAGACTGAAGCCAGGCCGGCGAAGATCCCAGGCTACGATACGAGCCGCGCGCGCCGGGAGGCTGCGGAGGCCACTGCTGCGGAGATCAAGCTGGCCGAGATGTCCGGGCAGTTCCTGCTCAAGGCCGACGTGGACGCGGCTGCATTCGAGGCGGCGCGCGCGCTGCGCGACGGGCTCATGAACTGCGCCCGCCGAATCGCTGCCGATGTGGCGCCATTGCGTACCGCCGAGGAGTGCGAGGACGTGATCGAGCGTGAGATGCGCGCGCTGCTGGCAAGCATGGCCCACGCGTTCAGCGAGCGCCTGGACGTGCAGCTGGAGGACCACGCCGGATGATTGGCCTGACGCCAGCAGCAAGCATCCTGCGCCCGGCGATCGCGCGCGGCCTGCTGCCTGACCCGAACATGACGGTAGACGCCTGGGCCGACCAGTACATGATCATCCCGAAAGAGTCGGGAGCGAACGAGTCGGGCAAGTACCGCACCGAGCGTACCCCGCACGCGCGCGAGGTGATGCGCGCCTTGTCGGACAACCACCCATGCAAGGTGGTCGCGCTGATGGGTGCGTCGCAGATGCTCAAGACACAGGTCGGCTTGAACTGGTTCTGCTGCTCGGTGCACCAGTCGCCGGCGAACTTCCTGTGGATCCTGCCGACTGGCAAGCTGGCCAAGCGTACTAGTGCTCGGGTCAGCAAGACCGTCGCCGCGGTGCAGCCGGTGCGCGAGCGTGTCGCTGCGCCGCGCGCGCGCGACTCGGTCAATACGCTCGACACCAAGGAATACATCGGCGGCTCGCTGCACATCGTGACGGCCGGCGCTGCCGCCAACCTGTCCGAGATCCCGGCGCGCCGCGTGTTGTTCGATGAGGTCGACCGTGCGGACAACAACGTCAACGGCGAGGGCGATCCCGTCGCCCTGGCGAAGGCGCGCCAGACCACCTTCGAGCGCAACCGCAAAAGCTATTTCCCCAGCTCGCCGACGGTTACCGGGCGCTCGATCATCGAGGGCCTGTTTAAGCAGGGCACGCGGCGCGAGGCGCTGGCCGACTGTGTACATTGCGGCCATGAACAACCGCTGGTGTTCGAGCGCCTCCAGGAAGACGGCGATGGCCAGGCGATCTACCCGTGCAGCGAGTGTGGCGCGTACATGTGTGAGACCGACAAGAACCGCATGTTCGCGCGGGGAACGTGGTCGGCCGGCGTTGCCGGCGATGGCGAGACCGAGAGCTTCACCATCAGCGCGATGTTTGCGCCATACGGCTGGCTGCCGTGGAAAGCGCTGCTGCTCGAGTACCGCGCCGCCCGGGCCAAGCTCGACGAGGGCAGCGACGAACTGATGATCGTGTTCTACAACACGCGCCTGGCGCGCTGCTGGGAGCGCAAGAAAGAACAGACCAAGGCGTCCGAACTAAAGGAACGGGCTGGCGGCTACAAGCTGGGCACTGTGCCCATGGGCGGCCTGTTGTTGACTGGCGCCGTCGACACCCAGAACGACCGCCTCGAGCTAAAGGTGGTGGCCTGGGGCGAGGGCATGGAAGACTGGGTCGTCGACTACCAGGTGGTGTGGGGATCGCCAACCGAGCAGGCAACCTGGGACAAACTCGATGTGCTGCTGAAGGGGAAGTACCGGCACGCGGGCGGGCGCGAGATCGGCATCGCGGCAGTGTTCATTGACTCCGGTGGCACCCACACCAACGAGGTGTACAACTTCACGCGCACCCGCCAGCACCGCCACATCTATGCGGTCAAGGGCGCTTCCACTTCGAACAAGCCGATCCTCGCCGTCAAGCCGACGCTGGTCGACGTGAACTGGATGGGCAAGGTGATGCAGCACGGCGCCAAGATGTGGCTGATCGGTACCGACACTGCGAAGGACTACCTGGCGAGCCGCTACCACCTGGCGGACGGCCCGGGAGCGACGCACTTCCCCGAAGGGCTCCAGGATGAGTACTACGACCAGCTGACGGCCGAGTACAGCGTCACGGTCTGGAAGCGTGGCCGCAAGGTGCGCGTCTGGGAAAAGAAGAAGAACGACCGCAACGAGGCTGGCGACTTGATGGTCTACAACCTGGCCGCCGCGCATTACCTGGGCCTGCATAAGAAGACCGCCAGCCAGTGGCAGCTGGTGCGCGAGATCGTCGCACCACTTACGCCCGACCTGTTCAGCGAGCCGACGCCGCGCGACCAGCCTGCCGCCGATGTCGCTGTCACCACCAACTCGATTGCACCTGTACCAACCCCACCATTACTACAAGCACAAGAACCATGGAACCCGAAACCGCAATCGACCCCAGCACTCCAGCCGCGCCGGCCCGTCGGGAGGCAGTGGTGAGCATCGACGTTCTCGACGACCCGGACTTGATCGATTCGATCTTCGAGTTCATTGCAATCGAGTTTCCGGAAATGAGAGAGAAAGCCGCTGAGCTCAAGCAGATGGCGAGGCGGGAATTCGCCGGCATCGAAACCTATATCCCGCGCCGGCCGAAGGCCGAGCGTGACCGGGTCATGCTTGAAGTGATGCGTTTATTTAACGGGCGGAACGCGACCGAAGTCGCTCGTCGACTCAATATCAGCAGGGCATCGGTGTATCGCATTATTAAGACCGATGGCAGTAAGCAGGAAAGGTCGCCTTCTCAATAAAAAAGACCTCAACAAGTCAGAGGTCTTGTAGAAGAGTCCCTGAGATTTTCTGTGCTATGCCAACTCTGGCATGCCGATCAGCGCGACGGGTGTCGGTTCTGGAATGTTAAACTCTGGATTCTCGATATAGATATCATCGATATCATTCATTGCACGTACAGCGTTCATCGTATCTTCGCTAAGGATGATGTCGTCTAGCCCCCAGTTGAAACCACCTAAGTCAATCGGATCCAGATATATGCACTCCAACATCGTGTTCAATGCTGCATTGCTGTTAAAGGCACCAAATGAACTGGTGATATTGTAGTCATAATTCATAGAGTTGATCGCGTAGCCACAGTCAAGCGCAGCCTGCCATAGTTGGGTGACTGCCTCCGAAGAACCCTCATACAATACTTGCTGGGCCGTGGTGGAGCTGAAGTCGGCATAACCCCAGTCGCTGAAAACCTGGAGTTGCCCCCCAACTCCCGTCGTGGATGGCACTCCATCTTTTGATTGGAAGCCATGGAGTTGCTGGACAACTTGTCCATTGTCTCCAATAAGCACCAAATAGTTATGCGATCCGAGGGCCATGACAGACGATTTTGCTTGGACAATTTTCATTGCTGAATCCCTTTCTCTGAACTTCGTCGAATGCGGCTATTAACCTTGATTTTTTCGATGGCAATTACGGCATTTAGGGTCACATTAGTTATGCTGGTGCTTTGGCCTCCTGCTTCATCTACAAAGGTTGATTTGGCGATTCCCGAGTAAGTGCATTCGATAGGCTCAGATTCCGGACATTTGAAACCGAGTTGTTCTAATAATTGTTTTTTTTCCTGTAGTCCGACCTGGGTGTCTCCGTTTACTAAACCCTCAACCGCTCGGTTCGTTGTTATCTCACTAAGAAAGATTGATCTTGATAGCGTAGTGGCAAGTGCGCCTTCTCCGAGACCGCTAAGATCGTTAAATACAGTTTGCGCGGCTGATGGAGTGCTTACGTTAAGCAATACTGAAACTGCCAGAACTATGCGCTTTATAAGTCGGATCATCTTGGAGGAGTGCTTAAAGAGCAAGAGTGGGTTGGTGACCATAGGCTACAATATGTTATTAACCGAGTTTCTATCGAAATGTCACGCTGGCCGGGGAAAATTGTAACAATCGCGGTGTGTCCCATTGTCAGCTGACTCGGGGCCGAGCATTGAAAACTGTCTCACTTTTCCGAGAATTGAGACTCTTGAATAGCTATCGTCCCTCAAATGGCTATCTCTCAAAACGACCTCGACGCGCTGGACGCCGCGATCGCCTCCGGCGCCCTGTCGGTTGTGTTCGACGGCCGCAGCATCACCTACCAGAACACGGCGCAGATGATCTCCGCGCGCAACCACACTGCGCAGGTCCTCAACGGCAGCATGCAGAACCGCGGCCCGCGCGTGTTTCGATTCGGCTTCACCACGCACAGGGGCGACTGATGCGCAACATCATCGACCGCCTCATCGGCTATGTGAACCCACACGCCGGCATCGCCCGCCACTTCGCCAGACGCCAGTTGCAGCGCGCGTACGAGGCGGCCAGTCCGCGCGACACCTGGCGCCCACGGCGCGCCGGCGCGAGCGCCAATGCCGACCACCAGGCTGATGCCCGCACGCTGCGCGTCAAGGCCCGCGCCCTGGTGCAGAATGTCCCGTACATCTGGGCAGGCATGGACGGGCTGGTCGCCGCCACGGTCGGCGAGGGGATCATCCCGCGCCCGACCGGCGTCGAGAAGGATCGGATCAGCGCGCTGCTTAAAGCCTGGATCAAGGTGTGCGATGCCGACGGGCGATTCGATCTTTTCGGCATGACCAAGGCCGCGTACTGGGCCATGGAGCAGGACGGCGAGGTGCTGGTGCGCAAGCGCACCCGGCGCGCCTCGGACGGCCTGCCGGTGCCCCTCCAGCTTCAACTGTTGGAGATCGACTGGCTCGACAGTGCACGCTCGGGCACGCTCAACGGTAACCAGATCGTCAACGGGATCGAGTACGACATGCTCGGCGCGGTCGCTGCCTACTACCTGTGGGACCAGCACCCTGGCGAAGTCGCCGTCGCACGTGGCCGTTCGCAGAGCCAGCGCGTGCCAGCGAACCAGATCATCCACCTGTTCAACCCGTCCAGGCCCGGGCAAGGGCGCGGCTTCTCGCGCCTGGCGCCAGTGATCGCGCGCGTGCGCGACCTGCAGCTGTACGAGGATGCGGAGCTGGCGCGCAAGAACCTGGAGAGCCGGCTGTCTGTTCTGGCCAGCGGCGACATGAACGCCATGGACAACCCCGCAGCCATGGGCGGTGGCACCGAGCCTCAGGGCGGTGGCGTGCGCGACCTGGGCGAGCTGGGCGGCGGTGCGATCTTCGGCATGCCGCATGGGATGAACTTCACGGTGGTCGAACCGAAAGCAGCCCCGGGATACGTCGAATATGTCAAGTTCGCTTTACACCTGATCGCATCAGGCATGGGTGTGCCGTACCACCTGCTGACCGGCGACATGAGCGCCGTGAACTTCAGCAGCGCCCGCGTGCGCATCCTGGACTTCCGTCGCGCGGTCAACCAGATGCAGTGGTTGACCCTGATCCCCAAGCTTCTGGTGCCGATCTACGACGCGTTCGTCGAGCACGCCTACCTGGCCGGCCTGATCCGGACGCCAGACAAGGCGGTCGACTTCAGCCCACCGAAATGGGATTACGTGAACCCGAAGCAGGACGTGGAAGCCGACCTGGCCGAGATCGGCGGCGGGCTGTCCAGCTTCAGCGAGAAACTGCGGCAGCGGGGGTACGACCCTGATGTCGTGTTCGCCGAGCTCAAGGGCGACATCGACAAGCTGAAAGAGATGGGCATCCTCGACACGCTGCTGTTCATGCAGCGAGGGAATCTGCCGACGCCGGGAAAAGGTCAGGAAGATGACGCGGCGCAGGCAGCCTGAACTAGTAAGCCGATCCTTTAGACCTGCGCCACTCAACTCAACTTAGGAAGCCACACATGGCAAATTTTCAAAAACTTCCCGCGTTCGCTAAGGCGGTGCTGCGCGGCCTGCACAACTTCGAAGCGCACACCTTCAAGGCGGCGCTGACGAATGCCGCGCCCGCGTCGACGGCTGCCGTACTGGCCGATATCACCCAGATCACTGGCGGCGCTTACACCGCTGGCGGCTATGCGCTGGACAGCGTCACCCTGACCGATGCCGCAGGCGTCGCGAAGGTCGCGATCGCCGACGAGGTGATCACCGCCACCGGTGGCACGGTCGGGCCGCTGCGCTATGCCGTCGTCTACAACGATACCGCCACCGGCAAGCCGCTGATCGGCTACGTCGACTACGGCTCGAGCATCACCCTGGCCGATGGCGAAACCCTCACCCTCGACTTCGACCCCGATACCGGCGTCCTGACCCTGACCTGACCATGACCCCAGAACAACAAGCAGAGCTGCGCCAGGAGGCGCACTCCCGGCCCGAGTGCGCTGCGGCGCTGGCGGCGAAGGACTGCCAGGCGCTGGCCGACCTGCTGTCGGTGGGCCGCACGCGCGGCAACGATCGCGAGGTCGGTTACGGCACGATCATCGAGGCGATCGGCGTCGCCGCCGGCAACCAGCTGATCGATTTCATCCAGGCCCAGCCGGACATGCGCCACGTGCGTCCGTTGCTCGAACAGGGCAGGTTGCGTATCGGGTCGGCGCTTGTGCAGACGTCCCTGCAGGCCTTCGTCGGCGCGGGCGCCGTCACCCAGGCGGATGCCGATGCGCTGTGCGCCCTCGGCCAGGAGCCTGACCCGCTCACGGCGCAACAGGTGGGCGAAGCGCTGTTCCATCCAGACGGAAGCGAGAAGTAATGGCAATCACGAAACAAGCGGTCACGATCCTGGCCGCGACCAACGTCCCGGCCGGCACCAGCGCAGCCGCGCCTATCGCCGGCGGTTCGGCCGATGTGCGAGCCTTCGCCGGCGGCGAGTGGGCATACAAGATCACGAACGGTGCCAGCGCGCCAACGATTCCAGGCACCTTGGTGCTGCAGACGTCGCACGACGGCTCCAACTGGTTCGACTATTTCACGGTCGGAGGCTCGGCTGCGGCGAGCGGCGTGGCCAGCGGCTCCGTCGCCATGAGTGCCGGCGTCATGTACGCGCGCGCGATCGCCTACGGGAACGCCACGAATGCGGTGACGGTCGAATCGTACCTGCAAGCCAAGGTGGGCTGATATGCCAGGAATGCGCTATCAGCCGCAAGGCCTGGCGCGCGTGGCCGGCAATTGGATCGCTGGCGGGATGATGTTCTCGGTGCAAGCCGGTACCGGTCTGCGCGACTTGGTGCGCGGGCTGCCGATGCTGGGCCGCGGCGCCAATCAGGCGGTGCGGGCGTTCCCGGGCGGCCTAGCGTTCGATTGCCGCGGCGTCGCAACTGCTGGCTATATCAACGTGGCCGGCGAGGCGGCGCAGCTGGCCAGCGACCAGAGTGCAATCTTCGACCTGATTATCGCCGGCGCGCCCTCGGGCAGCGTCCCCGCAATCGGCGGAATCTGGCGATCTGCATCCCAAGACGACGGACTCCTCGTCATCGAGCGGA